GATACTGTAGAAACTTTGAGGGAGAAAGTAGAACTTGCCACTATCCTTGGGACCTTCCAGAGTACACTCACTAACTTCCCTTATCTGCGAAAGGTATGGCAAAGAAATACTGAAGAGGAACGTCTCCTTGGAGTCTCCCTTACCGGTATTATGGACAGCCCTCTCACAAACGGAAAGGATGGAGATCTTCCGTCTCTGCTACAACGCTTAAAAGAAAGGTCTGTAGAAGTAAATGCTAATCTTGCTTCTGACATTGGTATTAACGCAAGTACTTCTATTACTTGTGTTAAACCATCTGGAACTGTCTCTCAATTGGTTGATAGTGCCAGTGGTATTCATGCTCGGCACTCTGAGTATTACATTCGTTCTGTTCGAGGTGATAACAAGGACCCACTGACACAGTTTCTCAAGGAGTCTGGTGTACCATTTGAACCAGACGTCATGAAGCCTGATCAGACTACGGTCTTCTTCTTCCCGATGAAGGCTCCTGAAGGTTCTGTCACTCGTAATGAGATGACTGCAATCGAACAGCTTGAACTTTGGAAGACATACCAGCTCTACTGGTGTGAACACAAACCGTCTGTCACTATCTCTGTCAGGGAGAAGGAGTGGCCAGCAGTAGGAGCATGGGTGTATGACAATTTTGATCTTATTTCTGGGGTATCTTTCCTTCCCCATTCTGATCATACTTACCGACAGGCTCCGTATGAAGAGTGTTCTGAAGAGAAGTACAACAGGTTCAAAGAGAGTATGCCGAAGGGGATCAACTGGACGGACCTAGCATTCTACGAAGCAGAAGACACCACGACTGGTATGCAGAGTCTGGCTTGTTCTGCCGATGGCTGTGAGGTAGTTGACATTGGATAAGTATGCCACTTACGGTAAGACAGAAAGTGGAGATGATCTCCAAGTCATAGTGTGGAACCACCTACCACTAGGGGAGGAAATAGATGCCATATATAAAGAATGGTATCCTCTTGAGTACAAAGAAATTGGTTTCGTAAATTGGCAAATCATGAAAGTTGAACAAATAGATTGAAAGTACTTAACCTCTACTCGGGGTTAGGTGGTAATAGAAAACTCTGGTACGATTGTGAAGTAACTGCTGTGGAACTCGAAGAGGATATTGCAGAAGTCTACTCCCAATTGTATCCAGAGGACACTGTGGTTATAGGGGATGCCCATCAGTATCTCCTAGATCACTCAGATGAGTTTGATTTCATCTGGTCAAGTCCACCCTGTCAGACCCACTCACGTATGGCTAAAGCCACAAGACATAAACTCAGACGCTACACAGACATGGGTCTCTACCAAGAGATCCTCTACCTACAGAACTTCTTCAAAGGTAAGTGGGTAGTCGAGAATGTAGTCCCTTATTATGAACCCCTTATACCTGCACAGAGAATTGGTCGTCACCTCTATTGGGCCAACTTTGATGTGGGTGATTACAAAGAACCAGTACCAAAGGACTTTATCAACCTAGCCAATCTGGCTGGCAAGAAGAAGCTAATGGATTGGTTAGACATTCATTACGAAAAGAATATCTATTACGGAAACAATCATTGTCCGGCACAGATACTTAGAAACTGTGTCCACCCTAACGAAGGTCTATCGATCTTCAACAAGATGAAAGAACAAAATGACTGACACTGTTCGTATTTGTTATATGGGAGCTTTCCTCAGTAACGAGGAGGCTGAGATCTACAGAGAGGAGTTCTTCGAAGGTTTTGGTAACGACATCAAAGAGGGCTTTCTGGTTGTCATTCAGGATGACATCAAAGAGATTAATGCCCATCATGTAGTCCGTATCATGGCTGAGAATGCACAAGGAGAACTAGAACTTGGGTAATGCCAAAGACATTCAAGTTGGTGGTAATCACTATAAGGACATGCCCATTCAACCGGGTGAGTACATAGTAAAGAATGGTATCGGATGGTTCGAAGGTAATGCCATCAAGTACCTTACCAGACATAAAGCCAAAGGTCAGAAGCAAGACCTAGAGAAGGCAATCCATTATATCCAGTTGGCAATTGAGGAATATTATCCACAATGAAGATAGCACTAGACTATGATGCGACGTACACGAATGATCCCGGCCTCTGGGACTTATTCATTAGTGTAGCAGAACTAAGAGGTCATGAAGTCATGGTTGTGACGTATCGTGATGCAGACTTACCCATCGATCATAATCTCCCCATCCCTGTGTATTACACTGCCTTCCATGCGAAGCGTGAGTACATGAAGGGACAAGGAATTGATATCGATGTCTGGATTGACGACTGGCCAGAAGGAATTCTGATCGGTCAGGGTAATCCTTATGATCGAGAAAAATACAAAGCTGATTAAACGCAAAAAGCCCCCGTAGGGACTTCCAGCAGAGACACTAAGGTGTCCCTCTTGGAGGTTCTTGCGGGGGCTTTTTTTTTGTTTTTATTTCAGGCTAAGTGGTCCGTGTGCACTAACAGCAAAGTCACCAAGAGTCTTGGCACCATACTTGAGTACACCAAGACCGGGCATCTTACCATCGGAGAGATCACCCAGACCGTTCATGACAGTCTCTTCAGTCTTGTACATTGCAGGCAGTACACCCATATCTTCGTTAGACATGTATGCACGGAAGGTACCACGACGCAATGCCTTGGCAACCCACTTCTTCTGTTCATCCCTTACGTTACCTTCAGCAATGCTTCGGGTAAGCTCGGCGAACTTGTCTGGGGATTCCATGATAGTATCCAGAAGATCGAGACGACGCTTACGTACCTGATCGAGAGACTCGATAGTCATTGGCGTAGTGATACGCTTGACCTTGGTAGCCGTAGGATTGAGCTGACCAAGCATGAAGGTCACAAGAGTCTGTGCCGCCTGTGCAGGGTCTTCAGACCTAGGGATTTTACCCAGCAACGTACCAGAGTCGGTATGAGGAGTCTTCCTAGAAGCAGCAGCATAGAGGTCTGCAAACTTCACAAGTTGATCCACCACTTCCGGCTTGTCTCTGAATATAGTCTTGATGACTGCAAAGTCTGCACTGTCAGGATCGAAGATCTTTTCGATTGCACCTTCATTGGCTCGCTTGGCGAACTTCTGATGTGGAGCAAGCATACCCATCTTCGACTCAGACGTAATCTTTCCGGCTAGGTGTCGCATGAACGAACCCTGAGCAGATTCTTTGATTACATCACCAGCAGATCCTAGTGCATCTGCCTTTTCCATAAGTTTAGTCATCTTGGTTTCTGCATTCTTACCAGTGAACATTGTCTTGAGGTTCTTACCAACATCAGACGGAGAGACACCTTCGAGACCACCCTCAGTTCTAATGAGGAAGTTGTGTAGGATGTTGTCCTGTACTGTAGACTGATAGTCAGCAGCTTCCTTCTCAACTTTTTTGAGGATTTCACCGGAGGCATCACCTCTTGCAGCAAGGTCAGTAAGGTGCTTCTCAACACGTTCAAACATTGCAACATTAGGGTTTTTAGAATGCCTCATTTCATTAATGACATCAGCAAGACCGTTACGGAGAGATGCAACATCCTGCTTACCACCCTTGGCGATATGATCAGACATGTTGGACAAAGCCTTCGACATCAGGAACTCGTCGATGTGTTCTGCGACCTGTGGTTGACCACCAGCAGTGGCAGCAGCCTTAAGGTCCTGAGAGTAGACACGGTGTTCATTTGTCGACAGTAGGTTGTTCACGAACTGTGACGCCTTTACACGAAAGTCTCCAGTACCCTGCTTGACACGACTATCCTGAGACTTAATCATCTTCTCACCCTCTTCAGAAATCTGACGGAAGGCAGAGGTGTTAGGTCCATAGAAGGCATTCTGATAGTCAGCCCATTCCTTCTTTGCATTCTCAGCAATAGCAGGAGCGTCCTTACCACCAGTCTTAGCAATGTTGTCAAGCTGAGGTCCATCAATGTCAGCCAAGAGATTCTCAAAGGCTTCAGTATTAGGATGCTTAGTGCTTCTGTAGTAGTCTCTTAGGTCGATTGCACGTTTACGTACATTACTGTAGATGTTATGGACTGAAGGATCATCCGTAATCATCTGCTGAAGTCTTTGTACGTTCATGTCCTTGTCAGAGTTATCAAGGATCTTAACCATCCTGTCTGGGATAGTCTTACCCGGAAGGTTGGCAACCTTGGCCCAAGCCTCGGCAGAGTCACGCTGCATAGTATCCTGAGCAGCAAGAAGGTCTGGTGTGATCTTCTTCTCAACAATGTCTTGACGTGCTTTGTTACCACCAAGAGTATGATCGTTCTGTTCAAGCAGAGGTCCTAGCTCAGGGTGATCAACCATACCACGCTGTTGGGCAAGTTTGGCCTTATCAAGATCAGCCTGTGCATCAACGACTTTGAGGTTCTTCTCATTAAGTGGCTTTACGATATGATCTTCAGCCAGCTTAGAAGTCTCACCTTCTGCAAAACGGAGACCCCTAGGGTTCACACCCTCAGAGGCGTCATGCATCATATTCTTCATTTGATCCATTGCCCTGCCAGAAGTATCTTCAGACTGGATAGAGGTACGAAGTTGGAAGAGACGTTCAGAAGTTTCGTTAGCCTTATTGGCTACCCACGCTTCAAACGAACCGGGCTTCTTGGCATCCATTGCTGCCTTCATGTAGACATAGCTAGAAGAGTAGTAATCTCGCATAGTCTCTCTGGCAGCAGTGGCAGTATCAAGCTCGACGTCACCACCTGCTTCCATAAGCTTCATTTGCTTCTGACCATTACGTTGAATGGCATCGGCAAGAAGCTTCTGTTTGTGGATAAGATCCTCAGGAGCAGCCCTCATCATTTCAGGATCTAGCCAAGCAAGGAATGCAACACCAGCCTGTTTGTCTGCCATCGAAAGACGGGAGAGGTCAAGCACTTGGAATGGGTTCATGTTACGAATACCACCGAAGGCAGGTTTAAAGCCACGCTGTACGGCAGTGTTCCAGATACCACCAAAGGTAGCTAGTGTTGAAGACATGACTGGAGAGTCAAGGAGGAAGGATGCATCGTCAGCAGCCTGCTTGGAGAACCCGAAGGTCTCCTGTAGGAACTTAGGATCAACGACAGCACCGGTAGCATCGTTAGGTGCCACAGCTGCTTCACCAATACCAAGACCCGCTGAGCGACCAAGGTTGGCACCAAGACCCACACCCGGTAGGCTAGCGGCACGAAGACCAAGACCAGTACCAAAGACTACACCATTACCAGCCTGATTAGCAGCCCAACGAGCAGTCTTCTCAGAACCAGTAGCGGCAAGAGTTTCTTGGTAGGTAGTTTGGATAAGTGTCTTAGCCTCAGGAGACATGTTACGTGCAAGCTTCATTGCAGTCTGAGCACCAGCGTGCATAGCCTTATCAGCCATAGCACCACCAAGTGCGAAGGTCACAACGTCAGTCGTAAACTTTTCACCAGTAACGTTAGGTACAGTTTCAGGCATCTTCTTACCAAACCAACCTTCACCAGTAAAGCCTTCACCAGTGATCGTATCACCAATACCACCAACAATGTTCTGACCAATCTGGTAGGCCATACGTTGGATAGTGTTAGCGTCAGGACCGTCTACAATGTAGCGGGTAGAGATCATTGGCTGAGAACGAGGATCGTTAGCGTCATGAATGTTAGGATCGTGGATGGGATTGTTTTCACGCTTCTCCTGAGTCCTGATAGGAACACCCATGAAAGAGTCTTCTTCACCAGTCGTGAAGTACTTGTCTTCCTTTTCGATAGTCTTCTTCTTACGAAGTTCCTCTACCTCTGGAGGTGTCTTACCAGAGAAGGAGTATTCGCTACCACCAGCCCATTCTGGAAGTTTGATATGACCAAGGTTATAGCCAATCTTACTTTCCCAATCCTTGACTGGTGCATACTCTTCTTTGTTGTCGATAGGATCATAGAGATCACTCTTAGACTGGAGAGTCTCAATCTTGTTCGACGGTTGTGCATCGAGTACACCCCGCTTCTTGTCAGTATTGATTACTGCCTGATCAGCAAGAACAGCCTCTGGAGTTTCAACTGGTTGGTTGATCTTCGAGCGAGCATTCTGATAGTCCGTCCACTGAGAACCGGAGGATACGGGCATACCCTCAGGCAAAGGAGGCAGAGGATTTTCCACAGGGATTACCTCCGCTCCATTGTCGTAACCAGTAAGTTGACCATTGCTATCGTCAGGAGTTACCAACTGACTAGGCTCTACGGAAGTTTCTTCAGGTACGTCGAACTGATCGAAAGGATTTGCGACTGCCGTCGTCTCATCGTCTTGTGGATCAAATTGATCGAACGGGTTGCTATCCATTTAAATACCTTTCTTCAAATAATCTTCTGGATCGACGTCATACTTGGCCTTGAATATAGCCTTGATCTCAGGAGTAGGGTTCTTCCTAAGAAGGTTAATTGCACCCTCACGCTTCTCAGGAGGAAGTGTGTTAAGGTCTACTTTCTTTATCTGAGGTTGTGGCTGCGGTTGTCCCTGACCTTGACCCTGCTGTATCTGTTGGATCTTAGCAGACTGATTAGCCTGAGCCACACCCATTTCCTTGTTAGTGAAGATGTCTCTCTGATAGCTCATGAGAAGCTGCTTCTGTTCTGTAGGAATTGGTAGGGCCAGAATCTTGTCACCAATACGGCGAGACTTAAGACCAGTAAGGATAGGCTTGCCAGTGGCTGGGTTCTTATGTTCAGACTCCCAGAGTTTGACCGATGGGTTGTTGTCCACGTTGTCCTGCATAGAAGCGAGCTTCAGGAATGCATTCTGCATCTGACCCTGTAGAGCCGGGAGGATCTGTTCACGATCAGAGTTCTTACCAATGATGTCGAGAGCATTCTTAAGATCCTGATTAGAAACCTTACCGTCTGTCGATGTTGCCTGAGCAATACCATAGGCAGTCTGCATCTGAAGACTACGATACTTAGCTGCATTCACGGCCTTTGCCATGTTGGCATCAGAAAGAACGCCATGATCCGAGGTAGCAAATTTCTCTGCAAGATCGTTGTACTTAGCGATGTCTGATTCGATACCAGAGTTTTCGTTACCAGACTCAGCCTTAGACTGAATGGTCTGTTCAAGATCCAACATAGACTTGTAAGCAGCCTTGGCTTCAACACCAAGGGCACTAAGAGTACCAAGCATATTGCTGGACATTGTGGCAGCTTCTTTGTCTTCAGAGAGCAATTGGTACATACCCTGAGTACTCTTGAGAGCCGTGACGTATGCAGTACTTGCCGTGTCGACATCCTTAGACTGCTTACCAAACTCGTCATGCAATTTGTCAAGACGTTCAACATCTTTGTCGTCAAGTCGCATTACGTGACCAGTAACCTGTTGTCTATGCTGCGGATCACCAACGTTATATACCTTCTGGTCTTCAGCAAATTCACCGGGGAACCTGTCAGCAATAGCGCCGTCTTCTCCGATGGAGATATAGGTGTTGACATTTTTACCCTGTGCACGAGCCGCCTCGACAGTTTCATAAGTCTTGACACGCTTGTTGATATCAATGTGACGCTGAGCCTCAGCCATACCAACAGGATCGTTGTTAGCCTTAGAGACTTCAAACTTGTTAATAGCTTCAGGCATAGGCAGAACCTTGAATTCGTCCTTAGGCTTAATCTCATATGCAAGGCCAGTAGTATCAATGTTACCGTAATCAGGACGAGGACCTTCACCAAGAAGTTCAGGCGAAAGGCTGTTGATACGGGCGACTTCTTCCTTGGACATACCAAGACCTTCAGCACCAGTTTTGATTGGCGTAGGAGGACCGGCAACACCAGCAGGGAGAGCCATAGTAGGTTGATACGTAGTCTGGAGTGTCTGTGTAGGAGGAACATAATCTTTACGCTTAACGAGTTCTCCGTTGGCGTGCATTGCAAGAAGCTGAGGCCCAGTGAACTGGTTAGTACGAAGCAATGAAAGGTAGGTACCACCAAGTGCAGAGTCACCACCAGCCAGAGTGTTTGCAGTGTTTACGTAGTCCTGCTCTTTCTTGGATGCAGCCTTACGTTCATCTACACGATCAAACAGGAGCTTAGTCCTGACCTGAAAGTCACTCTCTTGACGCTGGTTAGCTACAGCAAATGCAGTCTGTTTCTCTTGCCAGTCATGGTTTTCTTTGGTCAGTTTATCCTGACGTACGTTCTCATCGAGACGTATACCAGCGGCATAATCATTCTGACGTTTTTCATCAGTAAGCTGATCGGCACGACTACGTAGATAATTCTTTTCTTGAAGTGCCAGAGCCTTGTCTTCACGCTCTTTCTCACGCTGCTTATCTTCAGTCCTTTCACGGGCACGAATGAATGCCTGAGCAAAACCTGATGCAAATGTCTCTGTCATTATTTCTGCTCCTGTTCACCACTTGGGGCTGCACCTTCAGTCATCCCACCACCAACACCACCAGCGGCCATAAAGCCTTCGGTCTGTAGGGGCTTAGCCGGTTCTGCTGACTTTTCACTCTCTTGCTCAGCTGCCGATTTAATCTCAGGCATCTCTTCGTCAAGAAGTTTGAACTTACCCTTTGGTGTACGTAGGGCCTGTTCACCCTTGAGGAGGGTAGACGTTTGAATCTCTTCGTCGTCATCGATACCCAATACGTAATCGACACCAAAGCCAATGCAGATGAGTTCGATCATACGGGTTAGAGGACCGCCAAGAAGGAGGGTAAAGTCTACCGTCCACTTACCTGCACCGACACCCTGTGTAAGAAGCATGTCTGCAATCTTGTACAAAGGAAGTCCGAGTTCAGCCATGTTGAGGATACCGTTGGCAGCCTGCATCTTAGTGATCTTCTTGGTGAGCCAGTCTAGGCAATCATCAATATCCGTGAATTCAGGGGGCTGTCTCCAAGGGTAGTTCTTAGTGTCTGACGTGTAGTTCTCGCCCGGAATGGGGCCTGAGTTCAACTGTGCCATTTACTTCTTTTCCTTTTCCTTAGCCGCGTTCTTAGCGCCAATGCCCTTACGGATATCTGTCTCGAAATTATCAAAGTATTCCTTCTTGTATTTCGAAGGCTTTCCAGAGGCTTTCTCTAGTGACTCAAATCCAGCACCATCATAGAATGCCTTTACTGCACGTCGCATTGCTTCATCATCGTCAATCATTTGTCACCTCTTAATGGAAAATACTACCCATCATGCTCGTAAAACTATCCGAGCCGATGAATGCACCTGCGATACTACCGATGGCTGCTGCGTTAGCACCCGACTTGCCAGCTTTGATTTGGAGCTTAGCCATTGCTACAGCAGCGTCTCGATCTTTTACACTCTCAGAACTCTTGAATGCGTAGTCGAGCAATGCATCACTCCTGTCCCAAAGCTGGTTGAGCTGGTTGACAGAAATGTCTACGTTGTTCTTAACGTCAGTCGTTGCAGCCTCGAACTTCTGCTGATCGTCTTGCAGCTGGATCTGTTGTCTCCAGTTAGCATTGGCAACTGCGATGTTGTACTGCTGGTCAGAATAAAACTTCTGTCTAGAATCTTCCATGCTCGCGTTATACTTGTCTGCATCCAATGTCTGAGAAGCATTGAACTGAGAGATCTGTGTGTTCAGTGAGGCATAGAACTTATCGACATCATTCTGACTCTGTGCCATGAACTGTGCCTTGACGTTCTCCGTATTGGCATCCGTAAGGATACTCTGGATACGAGCCTGATTGTTAATAGCGTTAGCCTGCTGTTGGTTGTCTAGGTTCTTCATATCCATCGCAAGGAAAGCCTGAGCGTTCTGAACGGCGGCAGTCATTCGGTTGTCGAGGTTAGTCTGCTCGAACTTAGCAAGAACGTTTGCAGCATTGATAGTGGACTGCTGTTTGTTATCAAGGTTCTTGACAGTCAGTGTCTGGAAGAATGCAGCGTCATTCTGGGCAATCGGAAGGGACGCTTCAAGCAGAGCCTGTGACATAGCAGACGTAGCAGCAGTACCAGTCATACCACCAAAGGCAGCAATCTTAGATACGTTACGTGCGGTAGCAGCAGCCCACGAAGGGATTTTAGGTTCACCCGTAGCAGGATCGACAAACTGTTGCTGAAGGAGTGCAAGCTGTCCCTCCATCGTAGCCTTGGAGTCAACATAGTTACCTTCACCAAGCTGTTGTGCAAGAAGCTTACCAGCTGAGGTACTCGTATCGATAATGTTCGATAGATCCTGCTTGGCATAGTCCTTAAGAGCCTGTCCAAGTTCGTTGACCGTACCGTCTTTGTTTGTACCAGTGGCAATACCAGTTGTGTCAGCCTGTGGAACATCTTTGATTTGAGCCTTGTCAGAGACAGTACCCTGAGCAGCTTCCATCTGATTGTCAGCAACCTTATCCTCAGTCTTGGTAGTCTCGTATCCGTGTGCCTCTGTAGGTGCTACAGTATCTACCTTGTCAGGAGTAACTGTAGGGGAATTACCAAGTGCAAGCTTAGGGTCGTTAGGATTTACCTGAGCAGCAGTACCATTCTGTCCTGCCGTAGCAGCCACAGCAGAGGTACCATTAGCTGCTGATATGAAGTTATTAGGATCACCGGCAGCCACCTGTCCACCATACGATGTAACATTGGTAGGTGTTACTACAGCACCCGCCGAGTAGGGATCTTGAATATTCGCCATTATTTGTGTCCTTCTGGATTAGAAATTAGACCGTCTCTGAGGAGTATGTATTCGACAAAAGCTTTATGTCTGTAGTAGCAATCAATCAAAGAGACTCGATCCGAAATCCAGAGTTTCTCTACTTGTTTCTGTGTGAGTGGACCTTGACCGAGATCGACGGGAAGGTTACAATCTTTCATCATTGAAAGCTCAGCGGGAGTCAGTGTTATTTTTGGGTACACGAACTTTGTTGATACGCATGACACTAGGCCCAGAGAGAGCAGGGCGATTAGCGTCAGGGTCTTTATCGGCTTCATCCTCTAGCTCCCTAATCTGTCTTTTGAGTTCATCCATATTCTTATTGTATTCGAGTATACGCTCTGCTTCTTTTCGCTTAGCGTCTCTGTTGGCAGCGTCAATACGATCTCTTTCTTCAGTCATAGCCTGTGTGACTTCGAGCTGATATGCGTAGAACTTACCAATACCTAACTTGTATCCAAGGAAGACCCCTCCGAGAAACAGAAGGATCACTCCAAGGATGTAGTAGGTTTTCTTATCTAAGAGGAGTTGTATCATTGCAGAATGCCTTCTCTTTGTTTCTACGGTTGGTCAATCCTGCCCAGATCTTACCACCAGCCTTATTGAAAGAATCAAGTGTTTCACAGGCAGAGGAGTAAAGCTTCTGATCAAGTTTCCTAGGGAGACTAGACTTACAAAAACCACCAACACCAATGTTATAGGTCAGTGAGACCATAGCAATGTAGGTACGAATGGGGATGGCATCTGGAGTCTTTAGGCAACCCCTCATCCCCTCTTCGTGTTCCTGTATGGCATCAATGAACTTGGCATCACATTCAGATTTGGTGAAGGTCATTCCCTTCTTGATACCCTTGGTCAATCCTTGACAAGCAGTCCAGACACCAATGACATCCTGATAGGCAGTGCTTCGATAACCTTCGAAACCACCAATCAGGGAGATAGCGACTGCTGCTGCAATCGTCCCCTTCTTAAGTCTACTCATCTCTGAACTCCTTTTGTGATATGACTTTCATTATGTTACTCACGACAATCACAGCAAAGGAGACCATAGCGAATGGACCTCTTGGAATGTCTGGGAACCAGTCTGGTATGATCCAAAGCATAAACTCTAGGAATGAGAATATACCAGCGATGACATTAAGCCTGAAACTCCAAGCATGTCTTACTACCTTCTTCCAATCAGGTACCAACATTAGTAAGCCTGACTAAAGCCGACCCATCCACGAACCGGGTCGTAGACCTGTGGGTAGACGTAGCGCAGGGATGAGACGGCAGTGATGCTGCTGCTGGACACATACCCACCAACTATGAGTGCACCCCCCGGAGCGTATGAGTAGTTGTTGGATGCGGCGGGGCAGGTTCCAATTGAGACATGTCGGTACTGAAGATTTGCAACACGGTCGTTGGCGTATGCAAGAGCTCTGTCGTTGGCCACATTCGTTACATATGTCGATAGAACGCCGTACTGCTGACCGGGGCCAAAACTGATTGTCTCAACACCAGCGGACTCATCAACAATCCTCAAGTAACCATTACTCAAGACCTGCATATAATACGAGCGAACACTTGGATACGTCCAACGTATGTAGGCGTTAGCGAAGTTCATGGTGAGAGGCCCAGACAGGGTACCACCAGTCAAGGGGAGCTTACTTGCAATGACTGTATCTTGTGCAACCCCTGCGGCATCTTGTATAGCCTGTGAAGCATCTACCTGAACTTTGGTGTAGTATGGTACGAGTGCAGTAGTGACCTCTGATCTACTGTATACATCTAGGTTTGCCCTAGCGGAAACAATGTCAGATGCACCAGTACCACCATCTATGATCTTGAGGTCTGCACCACTCCAAGTGTCACCGTTGACGGCATCGAGAGTAGCAACAGCACCAAGACCTAGGTTGGTTCTTGCACCAATTATGTCAGAAGCACCAGTACCACCATTACCAATGGAGAGGTCCGTTCCGAGCCAGTTGGCATCATTGATGTTACTGAGTACTGCTAGAGACCCTAGACCTAGGTTTGTTCTAGCGGCTGTTGCAGTACTTGCTCCTGTACCACCATCGGCAATAGTGATGTCAGTGATACCAGTGATGCTACCACCAGTGATACTCACACCACCACTATTCTGAAGGGCCATAGAACTCAGGCCGAGGTTTGCTCTGGCAGCAGTGACTGTACTAGCCCCTGTTCCACCGTCTGCAATCGAAAGGTCTGTGATACCACTAATCGTACCACCAGTAATGGTGATTGAGGTGTAGTCTTGAGACGATATAGTACCTAGGTTGAAGTTCTCCTTCATACCTGCTACTGTGTTCGCCCCAATACCACCGTTAGAGACAGGGAGGATACCAGTGACGGAGTTCGTCAGGAGGATCTTTGCACCCTCACCAGAAGTTCCGTCATGGGAATGCCCGACAGTACCGTCAAAGGCACCTTGGATGGCGTTAAATTCAGCGTTAAAATCTTCAGCCCGGATGGCATTACCAGTCACGATATTAGCCGCAGACTGTCTGGTATATCCCTGTCCCATCTTTTCTCCTTAGTAGTTTATGGCATCTTCCCACATGGTATCGATAGCCGTGGGGGTAAGACTGAGGGCGGAGCCGATAGTGACAAGAAGTGGGTGTAGTCGTTTGAAGTAAGACGCATCGTCCCATTCAATCTGTGCTTCCTGTTTTGCAAGACCCTCTGGCATTGCAGAGATGGCTCCTTGTACTGTAGCTAGAGAGATACCATTACGAACCAGAGCCAGTCGAAGCTGACGTTTGGTCAATGTAGGCATTTCTTCTCGTTTTTCTTGTGGGGTCAACGGAGGCTTATCAATAATCGTGTTAGACACGAGCTGATACTTCTGTCCAACCTTTACGTTGACTGGATCATCATCAATACCAAGGACCATTCTGTGTCCCGGCATGAGCCTCGAAGGATCGTATTCGACATTCTGGATGAGAAGGGTTTCTGGTTCAACCATAGCCCATGTCCCATATACAGCATCGATAAACTGTCCACGATCACCCCAAGTTGTGAGTGCATTACGCATATCGTACCAGTCGAGGCCGTCTTCATTCTTGAAGCAGATCAATCCGTCTTCACCGTTGTAGAACTCAAAGGTACCAAAATTAACAATAGTAGTCATAATATCTCCTTACTGATCTGAGAATCCTACCCAACCACGTACCGGATCATAAATCTGCAGGTACATCCAGATCATCATCTGATACTCGCCCGCGCCGAAGCCGATGCCGAGACCGGTCATCACAGACCCGGCGGGGGCACGGACGGTGCCGCGCGATGTAGTCGAGCCCTCCGACACTTTGCGGTATTGCATCGAGGCTACACGGTCGTTTGCAAAGGCTGCGGCACGGGCTTCGATACGAGCACTGATTGCAGAGTATGCATCAGAGGCACCCCAGTTGGCCCAGACAGATCCTATGACGTTACCATCACTTCCGATGTAGTTAGTACCGTTGTTCCAATAAAGGTTGCCAGAGGAATTCAGAGCCAGTCGGTATCCAGTCACACCAGTCTTACTGATTGTGAAAGTACCACCAGAGCTAACGTCCATGACCCATTCTGCTACAGACGGGTAAGTGACAAGAAGCTTGCTTGCCGTGGAGCTGATGTTAAGAGGGCCAGAGAGTGTACCACCTGTCAAAGGAAGGCGGAGTGCATCCTGTGCCTGAGCCTCAGTCGTAGAGTATACGCCTAGGTTTGTTCTTGCACCGGCAGCAGTACTCGATCCAGTACCACCATCAGCCAAGGCTAGGTCGGTAATACCTGTGATCGAACCGCCAGTGATACCGACAGTGTTGAAGTTCTGGATAGCCATCGAACCAAGTCCGAGGTTGTTACGTGCCGACGTAGCATCGGAAGCTCCCGTACCACCATCTGCGACAGAGAGGTCAGTGCCAGACCAAGTGCTTCCGTTAATAGCGTCGAGTGTTGCTACAGAACCGAGGCCGAGTGTGTTTCTAGCCGTGAGGGCATCGTTGTCATCGAGCATCGTCTTGATATAAGGGGAGACGCCGAGAGTAGTCTGTGCCGTACTGACATCAGAATCGTCAAGGAGCCCTCTCATGTAAGCCGAGACACCAAGGGTGCCTAGAACCGTAACACCGTCTGTATCGTCCAGTATGGTCCGTGCAAACGGGGTGAGTGCAGTAGTAGCATAGGCGTCTGCCCCAGTCGTGTAGACCGTCTGGTTAGCAGTAGTCGTCAGTCCTGCGATACTCGTCAGTGGAACACTGTAGGGTTGATACCTACGCCATACTGCGGCACTCAGAGAGTTGTCTAGGCAGAGGTAAGCGACCTTAGCCGTAACGTCTACCCAGAGAGAACCCACTACATAACCGTCATTGATGTCATCACCAGCTCCGGGAGCAGTAGTAGCGTCGAGCTTATTGATACCTCCTGTACCACCATTGGCAGTCGGGAGGACACCAGAGATGGCAGAGGTCAGTGAGATCAGAGGACCTTCACCAACCGTACCGTCGTGTGTGTGCCCGAGAATCGCGTCGAACGTAGACTGAAGGGCGTTAAATTCATTGTTGATTGGGCCAGCTTCGACGAGGTTGCCATCGACGATTTCGGCAGAGCTTTGTCGAGTATAACTATTACCCATTATTTTCTCCCGTCTACGTTATAGTCATAGAGTGCACCCTGAATCGTGTAGGGTGGCGATGTGTCATAAGTCGAATATTTCATCTGGACCGAGAAGCCTGAACCTTCGACACCACCGATAAGAACAGGGGTACTAGCCGTAGAGTATGTTGCAGCCCCATAGACGGCATCACCATAGATTGCTCCAGCGACGTCACCATCAAAGACGTAAGTCTCAGGGTTGATCTTGTCTACGTCTGCCCAGTCATAGGTCAGTCGGGTAGTGATCGTGATTGCACCCTCAGGACGAAGGAACAGCCGGATCTTTTTCATTGTCTTACGTACGCCCGGAGCACCAAAGTCTAGGTAGGGAGTAATGTAAATCGCCTGAACGGCAGCACCGTCAAAGTCATTACCCTGTTCCTGTCTGTAGACTTTACCGTTGTAATCACCATGAATGATATACTCGGTAGCACCAATGTACTTAGAGGTTGCACAAGAAGCACGAATACCCTTGATACGTCCCCATTCCCAAGAGGTAGAACCGTCTGGGTTTGCACGGAGACAACCAATGATACCAAAGGTTGCGTCAGAAGATTTACTGGCTGAAGAGAAGAAGATACGGATCTGAGACTTAGCTCGGATCAGGACCGACGTAACTTCATACATGTCGTTACCCTTGACTTCATCAGTGATGAGCTGTTGGATCTTCTTAGATACAGTCTCAAGATTGACGTCACCGATGTAGTCAGTACCAGAGATCGGACGGAAGCCATCCTGAGAAAGGAAGACTAGATTACCGTTGATTTCCTGTACCGAGTCACCAGCGAGACAGCCAATCTGTGTGGCTACATCGTTGAGTACGAAGCTCGTACCGTTGACAGAGATCTTCTTAATCTGTGGAACACCCATGACATAGAGTTCATCACGGAATGGCTTCAGTGCATTGACAAGAAAGCCAGCAGGGATCTGTCCAGCACCGGCAGCAACTGTCCAAGTAAAATCAGCCAGAGGTGCAGAATGTACGACCAGATGATCCTTGGCAAAGAAGATATGGTTACGAAAGACTTCTACATATTCAGGATTGTTAATCGTCTGATCACCACCAGCAGCGGCATAGTTTGCACCAGAGTTAGAAGTCTTGATCTGTGTAAAGGCTGTACCGTCGTAGATCATGCCGAAGTTGACACCATCGACAAATACAATCTTAGGAGTACCATTGAAGTTAAACTCCTTGGCACGAATACGTCTGAGACCGACAGTACTCTTAGAGAAGCTCGTAGTCATCTTAGACCAAGTAGAGCCAGTGTACGTGTAGAAATCGTAGGTGTTCCCAGACTTCTGCTTACGGGCAGCAATGACGTTATCTTCGTAGAAGAAGATACCTAAGATGGGACCTTCAGCACCCGCAGGGTCAACTTCCTGAGCCGTAGCATCAAGAGGTTGGAACCCTGAGAGGCGACGATAACCACCATAGAGGGAGGCTTCAAAGTTCACAAGTTCGACAGCGGAGCCGGGCTCGTTATCCGAAAGCTGTATGTGATTGACATTCGAATTAAGTCCGCCAGCACTAACGACCTTCTGGCTTTGCATTTCTTCCATCATAGGTGGTAAGCTCCATTATCGCTTGATAGCCAGTTACCGCCAAAGCTCACACGAGTATCTCTCATGTGGTCTCCGTGGATACCGACTAGAATGTTGTACATTGATTTGATACCGGACTTGAATTTACCAGCAGCAATATCCACACCGGCTTGGTTTTCTCTGAAGAGGTTCATATGGGTAAGTGCACCCATGATGATTACGTTCGTAAAGTCTTCAGGAATGTCGGTCCTATCGTCATAAGCAGATAGGGTTCTTTCTCTCCTGTAGTACCTGTACTCCAGATTATATATTTTGTCGGGAGAGGGGGAGACACCAAAGCCCAGACCGTGTGCTTTAAACACATGCTGCGGGACTCGAATACCAGTCTCGGAGTTATCGTCGTCGATATCCCTCTGGTTATCATACCACTCATCTCTATCGACATAGTTGAGGTGGGTGCTTTCTACATTAAGGTCTACATCTCTGGTGATCTGGAAGGTGTTCCAATCGACGGATTTGAAGTCGTTAGGCCAAGAGTATTCGGTAACACCAACCACCAAGGGCTGGGAGATCTGAACCGCATGATACGGCCAGTCCCAGTCCTGTTGGTTGATTTCAGCAATAGAGTCTCTTACGGCGTCTTTACAGACTGCTTGCATACCCTTGGCAGCAAGGAAGTTACTCTGTGAAAGTTCGACTTCATTGATCCTCCGAATTACAGAGTTCGTAAGTTCTAGATATGTACTACCCATAATTATTCCTCTTCGTAGGGGAGATCAATCGGAGTTGTTGTTGCGACTTCGTAGGGAAGTCCACTTGTGTTTGTTTGTACTTCATAAGGTCTACGAGTGTTGGCTTCACCACTGCCGTAAGGACGTCTGAGTCCTCTTGCAGATACCGTGTCACCAGCCTCTACCTCATTGACAGAAGCTCGGATAGCTTTAAAGAGTCTGGAAGATACTGTGTCACCCTCTTCAACCTTAGAGAACGTACCCTTGAGTGCGATCTTAGAATTGAATGCAACGGTGTCATCACCTTCAGTCACCGTGAGATCAGCCCTGATGGAGATCTTGGCAAGACTTATCATAGTATCATCTGCTTCAAAGAGATTGGCAGAACCGAACTGACCCATGAGTGTTGTACGAGTCATGGTGTCGGCGTCGTCGAGCGTAAAC